TCATGTTGAAGTCTGCAATGGCTTCGCCCACGTTACGGCGCAGGCGCTTTTGCAGTTTATTCAGGTTGTATTGTTCTTTCTTGTTAATCTCTTGATTTTCTTGCATTTATTACTACCTTCGGAGCCAATAGGGGCATAATAGGGGCAAAAATTTTTCAGCGTGCCAGCTTATCGTTAAGCATCAGCACCTGTTCGCCATTCATTTCTTCAATCCACGCACCGTAGACTTCATAAACCATTTGCGCGTTTTCATGCCCCATCTGGCTGGCTATGAAAGACGGGTTAGCGCCGGCAGATAAAAGCCAGCAGGCAAAAGTATGCCGCGTATGGTACGGATTCCGGCGGCGAATACCAGCACGTTTTACAGCTGCGTTAAATCTGGAGCCGATACTCGATAAAGAGTAGTAGGCCTTCTGTATGCCCTTGCGCATCCTGGGCATGAAAACAAATCGCAGATTTTGATATTCCATCGCACCATACTCACGGTGATGAAACACAATCTCGGTTTTGGGCTGTAACGAAGTCAGCGTACGCTGTGCCTTCAAGGCCTCTAGTGCTGGCTCTAATAGCGTGATAACTCGATCACCTGCATCGGTTTTTGGTGGGACGAACATTCCTAGCGCATTAAGGTTGCGCTGTATATGAGCCGTACCTTTTTCCCAGTCGATATCTTCCCAGGCAAGAGCTGCAAGCTCTCCATGACGGACACCAGTATAAACTGCGAACGTCCACATATTGAGGCTTTGGCCACGCTCGGATTCCGCAAGCAAACTAAACTCTTGCTTCGTTAAAGGATCCGGTTTTACTTTCCCTTTGTGTAGTTTCTTGATCCCTTCAAAGGGTTTGCCACTGATAAAGCCAGATTTGTGTGCAAACCGAAGAAGGGAGCACAGAAGCGATATATAGTTGTTCACGGTACGCACAGTGCGTCCTTGTTTGTTACTTCTGGGATTTGCCAGGTAAAGTGTCTCACCGTTCAACAGCTCCTTCCTGTATTTCAGAATGTCGCTGTGGCGTATAGTTGAAACAGGCGTATCTCCGTTGATGATGTGCATTAACGTACCGAGTTGTGAGCGCGTCTTACGCATCGTGTTCGCGCTAATTTCGGTTTCTTTAATGCTCGTCCACAGTTCACACAGCTCTGAAAAGGTTTGAACTGAAACAGTGGTTACGGTTTTTTTTGCTCTGGATGATGAAGGAAAGCGCTGGTGGTAATCAAACTCTCCAAGGTTGATTTCGCTAACGATCACAGCCCGAAGGTTCCCGGCTTTTTTGATGTTCGCCGGGGTGTTAATCCAACCTTTGAGAATTTCGCGGCAACGCTTTCCCCGGTACATAAACCAGATACAAATCTTATTGTTTCTGATTTCGACACCTGTAGGCAAAGCTGCCATCTTACGCATCCCTTATTAACTGATTAATTCTCGGATAGTTGTACCAGGTTGTGCCACGCAAGGTTTTTTCTCCGGAAGGAGAAACCCGTTTAAAATGGACACCTTCCACCCAACAGCCCTGGCGATACTTCTCAATCTGTCGTTCGGTCAGGCCTGTTTTTTCTGTGAGTCTTGCGCCAACAACCCATTCTTCGTTAAAAATTACCTGCGACATGGTTCACCTCAGGTAACCGGCATGAGTATAGATATGCCGGTCTGTAGTCGTTGATATTTCAGTTTCAGTTTGCCTGGCCGGGCAGGGAACGCAGTCGGCGCATGCCGGTCATTGCTGTGGCCACGTAGCTTGCCTTGCAGTTGACCACTTCAACCCAGACCTTCACGCCTTCCACTCTCACCGTATAAGTCTCTTTCATCTTGCTGCGCCCATAATCACCATATCTTTGCTGGTGGGCTGCGAGTGCGATTTCACATGCCTGGCGAGCTAAAGGGGATTGCTTACTGCCTCGATTAATCAGTCGCATTTCTTCTCCTTGAGGGAGGGTTTCCCCTCCCGATCTCGTTAGTCCACGTATTCCGGTTTCATATCCGCCAGGGTGATGCTGAACTGACCATGCAATTCGTCGCCCAGATGTCGTTTCGACGAAGCAAGAACGCGCTCTACTTCCGCGAACCGCGCAGCTGCATCGGGTTCATCTGAAGGTGGCAAGGAATTGATGGCTGCTTCGACTTTGTTCCGTGCATCAACCAGGTAATAACGCTTCACGGCCTTGTTTTTCAGCTCAGTGAACAGGGCAGAACCCAGTGTTGCTTTCACGGTTTCAATATCTGCGCGCAGAGCTTTAGCGCTATCCACATCCTGAGCCGCCTCGATGCGGTCACGGAAATCATCAGCAAGTACATCAATATTTTGAGCTGATTCCTGAGCCGTTTGAGTGAAAGTGACGTTGTCACCTGAAATGTCTGCAAGGCTAACGTGCTGCGCCGGTGCCGGGTTTACCTCTCGTTCTTCTCGGCGATCATCCAGTTCATCAGGGGTGTAAACGCCCAGAATCACATCCGGGCAGAACAGTCTGGCCCAGCGTTTGACTGCCAGGTACGCCAGCTGCTGGCGGGGATCGTCAGCCCAGAGGGTAGAGTTTCGGGTTCGTGCCTGTGCCAGCAGCAAATCGAGTTCTCTCGGCTGATCTTCACCTTTAAGCGTTGCGCGGATAATGATGCCGATCCCGGCCTCGTCAGACATGGTCCAGCCCGGGACGCGGTACTCGCCTTTGTCGCCTTTACGGATATGGAATTTCCCAACAACCTTTTCCCATGGCCCGTACCACTCATATTCAAAACGGCTGGCCAGCACGCCGCTGCGTGAAATGACGGCATTAACCAGCTGCGCTTCATACCCGAGCACACCGTTAATCAGGTGCGTCTTCTGCGCCACGGCAAAGGGATTCATCTGCCACTGTGCCGCTTGCATCGCAACTGCCATGCAGTCGGCCTGGTTGCCCTGCAGGTGTTTAGGAACAGTGGCAGTGCCCTGCGCCATAATCTGCGCGAACGTGCTGATGGCGTTCAGATACTGGGAATCGAACAAAGCCACGTTGGAGTTAATAACGGTGTTCTGGTCAGCAACGGTAACGTTAGTGTTATGCATAAATCCCCCTTAAGCCTGAGCGCGCAGCGCTTCGAGGCGGCGCAGTTCGAAGTCGTTCAGTTCATCGGTGTAATCGGTAGTGATCGGCGCTGGCCATTCGCCCGTGTCGAATCCGTATGCGATGGCGCGCATCGTTTTGCGGTACTCGAGCATGCCCAGTTCCAGCAGTTCGGTGGACGCCTCAATGATGGCGATCCAGTGGTAGTTCTCGTCTTTGTTGACGAAAATCCAGAAGAACTGGTCCAGCGCCGCGGTCTCGCAATACATAGCCGCACTGAGGTGGTAGTCCCGATCAATGATTTCCCGGTGTAGCCTGGCCTGCAGGCTTTCCTGCTTCACATTCCACATGCTGATGGTTTTCAGGTCAGCACCGATGCGCACGCCGTCCAGTTCAATCTCTAGGTCAGGGCGTACACGCACTTCCAATCCGGTTTCGTCGTCGAAACCGAAGTAGCTCACTTCTACGGCGCGGCTTGGATGTGTCAGCAGCATGCCGGCGGTCGGGTGCGCCAGGAGTGCAGACTGAATTGCACGCGCTGTGGTCAGCTGCTGGCGGGTAACCAGAATCTTTTCGCCAGGGTTCTCGCGCCAGGCATCCAGCAGTTCGTCGGCGAATATGGCATCGGGCTTAACTGATTTAACCGCCTGGATCATGTCTGCTTTGGTGCCGGAGACTTTCAGCGGTGTCGGTTTCTGCGCTTCCTGTGCGACCAAATCAGGATTGATGATCGCTAATTGCTCGAGTAGCGCATCACGGCTGCCGCTGGTTTTAACCGGCACGGGCAGAGTCGCGTTGTACTCTTTAATGCATGCTTTCATTGCCGTTGCTGTTTGCTTCTGGCCTTCTTCTATACGCTGGTACTCAGCAGGGAGAGCCATATAGCTTTGAGCCGTTTCTTCCAGGCTGGCGCCAAGCGGCACTGGAGCGGGAAGGGACGCGTTATGTTCTTCAAGCAACGCTTTAATCTCGTCAGGGCTTAGCAGCGCCGGCAGGCTGGCGTTGTACGCTTCGATGAACTCGCGCAGAGTTGCGGTGGTGGTGAAAGCACCCTCAGGGATCTCAGGTTCTACGCTGAACTCTGCTTCGAGGTTTTCCGGCTGCAGTGCAAGGGCGTGCACCAGATTTCCCATATCCAGCACTTTGGATGCTGTGCGCGGGATGGTTTTAGCCACATGGCGCGCGTTGAAGTACATCAGGCTGACGCGGGCATCTTTTACCTGGGTTGAGCTAATACCGTTTGCTGCGTGATAAACGTCATTCGGCAGACCTTCGTATCGGCCAGGTTCGAAGTCTGCAGGGAACTCCACTTCTGGGTTCGATTCCTGAACGTCAATTGTTGTTTCCTGCAACTGGTCTGCTTCTACGGAATCTGTCTGCGAATTAACTGCATCAGTGCTTTCGCCCGGTGGTACCGAACCAACATCTTCGTCTTTCTCTGGCTTAGCCGCTTCCATCTGCACATCGCTGGTGGTCTCCGCTGTGTTTTCCGTTTTTTCGACTTCATTTGAGGAGGTATTGATGACCGGATCGGTATTTCCACCAATCAGGCCATCGATGGAGAACACGCCACTGCCGAGATTTTCAACCTGTGGTTGTTCAACTGAGGCTTCAGTCTCAACTGCAGGAGTAGGCAACGGCAGTAGCTCCACAGCAGAGGTAAATTCAGCCGTCATGGTTTTACTCACAAACTCACGATGAGCCGCTGGCGTGTGGTGGATGTTCTCTGGTGCGATACGGATCAGATTGAAGATTGCCGCACGGTTCACCGCCAGTATGCCGGGCTGATTACGCAGGATGGCGCTCCATGATTTCCATGGTTCTTCTTTCTTCGCCACGATTTCTTTGGCACGTCGTAACACGCTCGAAGGAATTTCGAAGTGGTGGAAGTCCATAGGCAGTAGGGCGCATGCGATCTCAAGATCGAGGGTGTCCAGAGTGTGATGCGCGCCTTCGCCGCGATCCGTTACATAGCCACCGTCTGCGTTGGTCCCAGAATCAGTGCGCTGAACATTACTGATGCGATTACCCTTAGCCCATTCGCGAACGAGAATGCCGCGATCGATATGCTCGGTGTTGAACCAGGTCTTAAAGAAATGAATTACCAGCGATAACTCTGTCCGTTTCCCGTCTAATGGGAAGACAGTCTTCAGAGCCTCAACAACCCGGGCAATTTCGAATTCAGTCGCTTTTTTGAACGCATCGACATTCTCTGCAGCGAGCAGCATATTTTGAACGTAGCTGTTATCTACATCCATCTCGAGTTGCTGAATTTCTCTCTTCTGCTCAGTGTCGATGTGATAGGCGTACTCGTCAGAAATGAACTGAGCCAGAATGCGCTGACGCAGTGGGAGCGTAGCAACGGTGAGGAGCTCAGGCATCTTTGTGTCGGTAACAGTAATACTGCAAGTCGACTGCTCAGAAGAGTTCTGGTAAGAATCTTCATGCTGTAACTTCACTTTCCACGTACGCTGGTCTTCGTCCAGTTCGTAGTGTTTGCACCAGGTGTAATCCACTGTGCTTTCTTCAGGCAGATCGTTGTAAACAGGGAAATCGGTGCGAACCGGCTTGGTGTAATCCTTACCGCGGCCGGTTTCAATACCAGCATCTTCCAGCTCGACATCGAGCTGCAGGTTGGCGCGGGCTTCAGATTTCGCAGTGAACCAAATCACTGCGTCTTCTTTGCCAGATTTCTGCGTAGCCTTAACTACATAGAAAAATTCCATGTGAGATCCTCTTTTTTGGATGTAAGATCCCCGGGCCAGAGATAGCGCCCATTGGGTGAACTTTGGTTTTTTAAGTAGTTTTCCGGTGTAACTTTGGTCGGGAGCACCGGACGTACGGGCCGCCTTGCGCGGCTTTTACGTTATGCCTCGTGGGCCATCTGGTCGTACGAAGCACAACGTTCAGAGCAGTATTCTTTTTCTTTACGCGCCAGCTGTGCGCCGTTGCGATAGAGAAGGGTACTTTTGACTACTTTCTCCGGTTCAACCGGCTTGCCGCAGTACCCGCATTTCTTTGAGTTACACATCTGGATCCCCCTTTTGCGCCAGCAGGTAGCACAAGCGGCGAAGAATCACCTCGAAGAAGTTCAGTTTTACGGCCTGCTGCCGTCCTGGTTTGCGTGCGAAATCAATCATTCTCACCCTCGTTTGCCTTATCGCCGGCCAGCGGAACGTTTACACCTGATGCGCGTTAATCTCTCCACCTCATCCGACTATTCGTATGCCGTCGGCGGCTACTTCGTGGGCGTCCTGCCTTGGTGGTTCGTAGTGCGTCTTGGTGAGTTTGATTAAACACAATGTTTAATTTGGTGTCAACTAAATGTGTAAATTTTAATAAACAAAATGTTTAGCCCTAGGTGGCTAGAAGAAGAAATTGTGAGTTGCAGTCAAAAAAATCCCGACGCTAAGGTCGGGATTGAAGAGATTGGGTCGGGCTGACGGGGAAGATTATAAAAACGGTTTGGTGGCGAGGAAAGATATTAGGCAGCTTTAAGCGCTATACGTTCAGCTGCCTGCTTTGCGTTATGAACAGATATAAAATTAATACCTTCTTTAGACGCCAGTTCAGTCATCTCATCTTGATGGCTTCGCATTTTATCAACAGTTTTTTGGGGGATGGTTGGATCGTCAAAGGACGGAATCCCAACAATAATATCGACAGTTTCAGGTTTAAGCACCATACTCGATTTTTTTAATGATTCAAGATCGTAAACTTTGGCCTTAATAGTATTTATTGATGCAGAAAGGCGAGAAGGGACAATTAAACCAAAGTTTGATGCATATTTATCGTTGTAAAAACCAAATTTAGTATATACGTTAACGCCAGAAAGTCTAACTCGAGTTCCAAAAAAACCATTTAAAGAAGGACATAATATACTTGATTCATCAAATATTCTTGTGGCCCATTGCTCAGTTTGCTTTTGACCAGATTGCTCATCTTCTTCACTCCGTTCGGCTTCAAGACTCAGCGTCCCGAGGCTAGAGGTAAGTCGAATTGCTTGGCGGAAAATACCCGGCAAATTGTCATCAAGTGCTCTGGCTGATTTAATTACTTCAAAACCTGATACAGGTGAGATCCAAGAATCTAGATCGGAATCATTAGCAATATGCATCAAAATAGATTGTTTGACCCAAGATAGCATATCTTTGATGCTGTCTGATTTCATTCCATATAGTGAGTCAAGCACATCATCTCGAATTGATTGAATGACATCGTGCCTTCCATCATCGCCCCTTGCTACAACGATCGCGTTGATTCTTTCACCTGAACCAACTATTGGTTCAAATGATACTGCCCACCATTTCCCATGATACATGGGTTTGCTAGGGAAAATACTGAGATCAAGCGCCATTGAAAATGTCCATTTGAGCGATGCCTAATCTACATCTTATCAGAGAATTAATGACAGACAACCTGTTGGTCAAAAAGTCTAGAACATAAGTGATCTCATCTTCTGCAAGGTATTTTTCCGAGTGCGTTTGACGCATGATTTCGTCTAGTTTTAACAAATTATAAGTCGGAGTAATATCTTGAAGAGTTGTTTTCATAGTTCTGAATTTTTCAATTTCTGACTGAATTGAAAATAATGCTCTGATAATATTATTGTCAGATGCTGGCGAGAGAGGGTTCATGCCATTAGGAATGGCTAGACCGTGATCGATAAATAGAAAACTGTCACCACCATCATATAGGATATTACCGATATTACGGTCGTGATTTGCGATCCATTCATCGAAAACACCAACATCTAAAGTTGATTTGAATTTTTGTAACCGGATTAAAGCCTGTTCGCAGTTAGCATATCTGCGAAAGCTTGGAAAATCCGCATCCTCCGAACCAAACATTAACGCATGCTGACCCTCTGGAATGATAGGAAGAGAATTTCTATCAGCTAGAATTAAGTAGGGCTTGGGAATGGGAATACCTAATTGGCGCCCTAAAATAGCGCAGAACGCTTCGACGCATATTTCTCTTGCATCGATGAGCTTGGCATAGACAACTACTGTCTCTGTAGCAGTTTTGACATGCCCCTTCCAAGTCTGATTGATGTTGCAATCTGAGAATGGTTCAGCACCGGGTAGCAGCACTCCAGTTTCAATGTTTTCCATTTCAAGTCCGTGTAAAATTATTGCGAAAAAGTTTGGTTACATGTAAACGCCAAGTTGTTTGGAGCTTGCCACTATGCTAGCCATGGTTTCTTTACTTGCACTTTTTCATTTTGGACCGAGCAGGACACCAATTACTCCTGATTTCGAATCCGGCCCTTCATGTACTTCTCATACAACTCATCCAACTCTTTCAGGCGAATCGCGAAGATGCGAAGCATGTTTTTTTGCTCTTCTTCCGGCAGCTGGCGGTAGAGCTCCAGCAGGCGCTGTTCGTCCGGCTTAAGTCCGTCTTTTTCTCCAACTTCCTGGCCAAGAATCCACTCAAGGCTAACCCCGAGCGCATCCGCCAGCTTTATCGCTGAGCTTTTCCCAATGGTCCCACGAACGAACCAGTTATTGACCGACTGAGCACTGACGCCACAAATGCGGGCCAAATCCGATTTGGTCAAATTTTTAAGTTCAAGGACCTCGTTAAGCCTCTGAACTTGGGGGTGGTTAATCTTATGAGTTTTTTCTTTCATGGAGGAATTCTAAACCAAAAGTTTATTAGCTCAATATTCAAAATGTTGACTTATCGATAAACATTTTGTTTAATTTGGCGTAACCATTGGAGCTAACTATGAAAGCTATTGACAAAGCCATTACCAAAGCAGGAACAGCTACCCGCTTAGCTGAATTATTAACCGTAAGTGCGATGACCGTCAGTCATTGGCGGAATCGTTATCGAGGTGTGGTGCCTGCAGATCGCGTCCTGCAAATTTATGCAGTCACTGGCGTCACTCCCCATGAACTGCGCCCAGATCTCTACCCAAATCCCACAGACGGTTTACCTAAAAAGGAGCCATAACAATGCAAACTTTTTCATTTCAACAGAGTAGCAGAGCTTCCTTTAATCCACTGATATTCCCGTGTCATCAAAGTGAACCGGCAACGCAGGATATAAATCATCGTGATATCTGCTCAGCGGTCCGAGCCTGGGCAGCGGCAGAAGGGCGCATAGCTGTCGCTCTTCAGATCCAAGAAGCGGCAGAAGAACTTCAGCTTAATGGCGTGGACTTCTCAGGCCAGGCCGATGTCTGGAACGTGAAGCTGTTTCGCTGGCTGGACAACAAAGAAGACTCCGCATCTTACCGAAAGAACGTCGAACAGCTGGTGCCAGCGATAATGTCTGTATTACCGATTCGGTACCGCGACCGTGTCGTAAAGAACGACTCGTTTGCCTACCGGATGGCCAGGTTGGAAAAAGAGGTGAGTGAGGCGAAGCAAGCTCTGATGCTCGATGCACCGAAGAAGGAAAAGCTGAAGGAGTTAGGAGAGGGGATATTCGAAATGTTCCGTGTCGATCCGGATCTCACAGCGCCGCTGCTGGCGATGGTCACAACCATGCTGGGGGCAATGTGAAGACTTCAGAAAAGGTGAAAGCCGGTCTGCGCTAACAGAACCGACTTTCAGGTGCAAAAACGGAGTGTAATTGCGGAGCTAAGTATGTCAAACACAGCTGAAATTATCAATTTCCCCCACAGAACCGAACAACCGGGAGGTCGTATGGCCGACCTGTCGAACGGGTATACCAAGGTCGCTAACGAGATCCAACAGCTTAAGCCTCGTCTGAGAATGTCAGGCCGGGAGTGGCAGTGTTTTGAAGCGGTGATCTGGCTTACCTACGGCTGGAACAAGAAACAGGACCGCGTTACGAACACGGTGATCGCCGAGCTTACTGGGCTGAGTGATTCCCACGTTTCTGATGCGCTCAAATCACTCGCAGAACGCAAAATTATCTTCAGTCAGAAGCAGGGCGTGATGAAAACGGTCGGTATAAATACTGACCTTTCTGCCTGGATTTTAGACAAGCCGAAAACGGGAAAAGTTTTCCCGAAATCGGGAAAAGTGTTACCGAAAACGGGAAAAACCTTCCCGGAAACGGTAGACACCCAAGACTATAACAAGAACAATAATAAAATATCCTCGTCTCGGAATTCTGACGAATCCCGAAACCAGAAAACTCAAAAGTTTCTCTCTCGCCATCCAGAAGCTGCCGCCGGGATATACACCCCGGCAGGTAAATCATGGGGATCCGCTGACGACCTCAAGGCCGCTCACTGGATTTACGACAGGCTTCTCACCGTCAACGCTTCGCTATCTGAGCCAAACTGGGCGGAATGGGCAAACACCATCAGGCTGATGCGTGTCCAGGACAAGCGCACGCACTACGAAATCTGTGACCTGTTCCAGTGGGCCAACCGGGATGAGTTCTGGAAAGACAACATACTGAGTCCCTCGAGTCTGCGCAAACAGTGGGATCAGCTCACCACCAAGCGGCTGCGTGCAACCGGAACGGCAAAGCCATCCCGGGGCGGCATTGACCTGCATAACACCGACTGGATCGACGGGGTGCTGGAATGAAAAACCTTGCAGAGAGCATTCGCGATTTTGACCGGGAACAGGCTCGCCGCGTGGCGCATAACTTGCCTGAGCAGTACACCGAGCGCGAACAAACGCAGCAGGTGGCGCAGATTATCAACGGGCTGTTTGTACAGCTGGCGGCAGCGTTCCCGGCAAGCCTGGTTAACCGAAGCCAGGAGGATGTGAACGAGATCCGCCGACAGTGGGTGCTGGCCTTCAAAGAAAACGGGATAAACACCATGGAGCAGGTTGAAGCCGGTATGCGCCAGGTACGCCGTCAGGAGCGTCCATTTCTGCCGTCGCCAGGCCAGTTCATCAAGTGGTGCAGGGAAGGGCGCTGCGTACTGGGGATAACCACTGCTGACGTGATGGCTGAATACTGGAAGTGGCGAAAGCTTGTATTTCGGTACTCGAGCAGCGAGCAGTATCCGTGGCCGAAGCCGGTTTTTTACCATATTTGCCTCGAACTGCGGCGCCGCGGAACCGATGGCCAGCTCAGTCACAAAGAACTCGAGCGTGAAGCCGGCGATATCCTGGATATGTGGGAAAATCGGGTGCTGGCCGGAAAACCGATTCCGCCTGTTCGTTGGGCGCTGGCCGCACCGGTATCGCCGAAGGGGCCGACACCGGCGGAGCTTTTGAAAGCCAAGTATGAGCGGATGAAGGCTGAAGGAAGGGCATAGGAAAGAAATGGTCCGCTATGAGCGAAAAGCGGACGCCCGCATAGCATAAACAGGTGTCCGATATTTTGAAGTGGGCAGATTAATTAACCCGCTTCCCCGTTTCGTCAATGACCTTCTCGCCATCCTCTTTGGTAAACGCTCCTTTCTGGCCTTCCGGTAGAATATCCAGAACTATTTCTGAAGGGCGGCAAAGACGAGTGCCAAGGGGCGTAACGACAATCGGCCGATTAATCAGAATCGGATGTTGAAGCATGAAATCAATCAACTGCTCATCACTAAATTTATCTTCATCAAGACCCAGGCGTTCATAAGGCTCAACATTCTTACGCAGTAATGCACGCACCGTTATTCCCATATCTGAAATAAGTTTAATCAGCTCATCATGGGTCGGTGGCGTATCGAGATAATAAATTATCGTCGGTTCGTTGCCGCTGTTACGGATCATCTCCAGCGTGTTGCGTGAGGTGCCACAGGCCGGGTTGTGATAGATGGTAATGTTGCT